GGCTGATCGCGTTCTCCGCGAGGAACCGGCGCTCCGCGATCCTCGCGTGCAGCCAGGTCATGAGGTCATCGTTCATGCGCCCAGTCTCCCAGAGGGTGAGCGATGCCACGCAGGCCCGTGCGGCGGTCGTTCCGTAACGAGGTGATCCCGTGATCGGCCGGCGCGTCTCCTCCGTGAGCGAGATCGAGCGCCCCGGGGACTACTGCGGCCCGGTCAGGGGCTACACGGGCGGCCTGGAAGCCGTGCTCTTCCTCAAGCCGAACGCCAGGGACGACGATGCGCCCCTTCGCGCCCGCGCCGTCCAGCACGTCTGCTCGCCGCCGCATTTCTTCCGCGAGTGCCCGGACGGCTCGCTGGAGATCAGGCCGTCCATCGGCGACACGGTCCGGCGCGGGACCAGCGAGAGTGACGGCTGGCACGGGTGGCTGGACGAGGGCCACGTCTGGCGCCTCGCATGACAGAAGGAGATCTCATGACGAAGACCGCTGTCGCAGATGACGACGGAGACGGCCGCGACGCGATCCTGGCGCAGGTGGCTGACCTGATGAGCCAGCTCGGGCACGACCCGGAGGCGCACCGCGAGCAGCGGATCCTGGACGAGATCGCAGCCCTGCGCGAGGACGTCTCTGCCCTGAGGGCGACCGCTGGCAGCCATCACGGCTGCTGCGGGCACCACGGTCACGTCTGGTGGAACTACTACCAGACGGTCGGCGCGGTCACCACCGTCGCTCAGCCGGTGATGACCGGGACCACTTACGGCAGCTACCAGATCAGCAGCTGACCTCAGGACAGGTACGTCCCGATGGCCCGCAGCGCGCCTGCGGTCGCCTCGGCGTCCGCGATCATCTGCTCCCGCAGGCCCGTCCGCTCATCACGCAGTCCCGGGTTGCCGAGCATCTCCGCGTTGGCCGCGAAGTCGCCCATCTTGCACTCCAGCTCGTTCGCCCATCCCTGGACCTCGCCGAAATAGGCCGCGAGGTCGTCAAGCTCGGCTCTCGTGACGCGCTTCCCCTCGCCGACTCTCTCAAGCCGGTCTATGAGCGCATGGCCTTTCGCTGCATTATCCATGTACCGACTATCGCCGCTAGCGAGCTGGATGCGCAAATGACCCGGCACGGGACTGCGGGGAACGAGAATTGCATTCAGTGCTGATTCTTAATGCCGCATCAATGGATATCCGGCTGACGATTCCGGGATCGCATGACCTTCATCCGCGCAACTACCCTGAATCGCTTTCCTGAATCGCATCTCGCCATCAGGTAACGGTACTGTAACTGTCTTTCCGCTGGGCCTGCAGTCAGTGCCTGTCCCGCGCCGCCCGGCTGTCGGGATAGTCATCGTCACGCTGATCCTGCGTCACGACTCAGCTTCCGGCGCGGGCCGGTCCCGGTACTGATCCCTCAGCTCCTCCGGGCAGTTTGTTCCCCACGTGCCCGTGCAGGGGCACGTGGGGTGGTCCTGGCAGTAGTACAGGCCGCCGTCGAGCGGCGAGCCGAACGACGCCTCGAACTGGTGCGGGCCGAACAGGTGCCCGCAGCCGCATACGCCGTCTTCCGGGACAGCGACGCCCAGGCCGAACCCGGCGTCCAGGATCTTCTGCGCAGTCGTCATCCGCACGGGACATCGCCCGGCAGGCCAGCTTCCGGTCCGGGAGCCGGCTGCCCGCATGTCGGGCATATCCCGAGCATCATCAGGGCGCCGCGCCGCAGGATGTCGCTGACAGATTCCCCGGTCTTCGCGGCCCGCTCCTTCAGCGCCTCCGCCAGGTCTGACGTGAGCCGGAACGAGGTCATCCCGGTCTCAGCCGCCATCGGCCCAGCCTCCGGCGGTAACCAGCACGGCGTCCCTCTCGCTGCCGATCCTGCGCAGCGCGACGGCGATGATCTCAGTCAGGTACTGCCTGTCCGCCGGGCTCAGGTCACGCCGCCCGCGCAGCAGGGTGATCATCTCCTCCAGGAGCCCCCTCTCGCTCCCGGTCTCCCGGCCGTCGAGCATGAACTCCCCGGCCGGGATCCCGAGCCAGGCGGTCATGGCCAGCAGCGCGTCGGCGCCGGGCTTCCTCCCGGCGGCCATGCGGGTGAAGACCGACGGGTACAGCCCGGCCTCGCGGGCCACCTGGCGCCATGAGATTCCCCGGCTGCGGCGTACCGCGTCGACCGCCGCGTGCAGGCCCGGCACGTCAGTCACCGGGTGCCTCACTCGTCCTCGCATCCGGCGATCATAACAGCGCGCTGCGTGACCGGAGGTGCTGTCGTGAGCAGGATGCCGCACGCTGGATGGCGGACACCCCAGGGCCGGCCGGCGCTGCCGCTGCGGACCCGGATCCGCCTGCGGGCGCAGCGCCGCACAGACGGCGCCGCCATCTGGCTCGCCGGGCACGGGCGCTACCGCGCGGCGAGGACCTTGTGGCGCGCCGCCGAGACGATCCTGCGGCGGGGGTGAGCCGTGTCATCAAGCCTCGCCGCCGAGAAGCTCCGCCTGCTGGAGGAACTGCGCGGCCTGCGCGCCGAGGCCGACCGCATGTCCGAGGGGCTGGTCCGCTACAATGATGACCCGCTCGGCTTCATCGACGCCTACGTGGACTTCGGCGGGGTCTCCGAGGGGCTGACGGATTACCAGCGCGAGATCATCGCGGCGCTGCCGGTCAAGAACCGCGTCTCTGTGCGCGGACCGCATGGTCTCGGGAAAACTGCGGTCAGCTCCCTTGTCGTCCTGTGGTTCGCTCTCACCCGGGAGGCCGCAGGCAGGGACTGGAAATGCGTCACCACTGCCGGAGGCTGGCGGCAGCTGGAGCACTATCTCTGGCCCGAGATCCGGAAATGGGCTCACCGGCTGCGGTGGGACGACATGGGACGCCGCCCGCTGGACGAGCGCGGCGAGCTGCTCGCCCTGAAGCTGCGGATGCGCTCCGGGGAGGCATTCGCCGCCGCCTCCGATAAGCCCGAGCTGATCGAGGGCTGTCACGCCGACAGCGTCCTGTACATATTCGACGAGTCCAAGGCCATCATCCCGGAGACCTTCGACGCCGCCGAGGGCGCGTTCTCCGGGGCCTCGGCGGGCAGCGGCCTGGAGGCCCTGGCGCTGGCCATGTCGACTCCCGGCGAGCCGAGCGGGCGCTTCTACGCGATCCACTGCCACGCTCCAGGACTGCAGGACTGGTGGACGCGTCACGTCACCCTGGACGAGGCGATCGCGGCGGGGCGGGTGTCGCGGGAGTGGGCGGACCAGCGCGCCCTGCAGTGGGGAACGGCCTCGGCGGTGTTCGTCAACCGCGTGCTCGGCGAGTTCCACTCATCCGACGAGGACTCGGTCGTCCCGCTGTCGTGGATCGAGGCCGCGAACGACCGGTGGCGGGCCTGGGACGAGGCGGGCCGGCCGGACCTGGAGCTGCCGCACGTCGCCGGGGTGGACGTCGCAAGATGCTTTGACGATCAGACCGAGATATTGACAAATGACGGCTGGAAGCTGTTCGCTGATGTTAAGGGAACCGAGCAGGTACTGACGCTCGACGGCGATTGCTCCGAATGGGGTCCGGTCACCGAAGTGCATAAGTACCGGCACGACGGGCACCTGAACGTCTATGAGGCCCGGGGCGCGTCATTCGCAATCACCGACGCCCACCGGCTCCTTTGCCGGAGCCCTAAGTCATCCGCCTGGGAGCTCCGTCGCTTCGATCAGATGCCCTGGGCTTCCTACGTACGACGCTGCGCATCATGGAGCGGCACTAATCCTGCCCGGATTACATTCCGCCAGGCTGTTCCGATGCCGCATGGAGGAACTCGCGATCGTTCCTGGACCTTCGACTGGCTTGACTTCTGCGAATTTCTCGGCTGGTTCGTCTCCGAGGGCTGCGTTTACCATGAAAACCGGCGCAACGGGCGGGCGAGGATAGTCCTGTCTCAGAATCCAGGCCCGAAGCTTGACCGCATGCAAGCCCTCCTGGTCCGCATGGGCTTCGCAGTGCGGCGCTGGTCGAAGTCAGGCGGCGGCGATACGCTGGAGGTCTATTGCCGCCCGCTGGCGGGCTGGCTGGATGAGCACTGCGGGCGCATGGCGCATAACAAGCGCGTCCCTCGTGTCGTGAAAGACTCGGCAACGGAAGCCATCGAGCGGTTTCTTGAGACTTATCAAGCCGGAGACGGGTGCCCGACTGCATCCGGCGGGTGCAGTTACAGGACATCAAGCACGGGGCTCGCAGATGATTTGCAGGAGATGCTGGCCAAGCTTGGCGTATGCGGGAAAGCAACCTTGATGGCGAGGGCGGGCAGCAAGTTCAGGATCGGCGACCGCATCGCGACCAGGTTGCATGATACATGGTCAGTAATCCGTTACAGCAGGCCGCAGGACATCTACCTGGACAAGAACCTGGTTCGCCGTATCCCCTACGGCGGTTTCGTATATTGCGTATCTACACCGCTGCAGACAATCCTGGTGCGGCGCCATGGTGTAGTCATGTGGTCCGGCAACAGCGGTTTGGACAAGACCATCATCGCGGTGCGCCACGATCACGTGATCACCGAGCTGAGGGAGTTCTCCCGCGAGGACACCATGGAGACCACGGGGCACATCGCGGGCGTGCTGAGCGCGGATCCCGAGGCGACGGCGATCGTGGACGTGATCGGGATCGGCGCCGGAGTCGTGGACCGGCTGCGGGAGATGAAGGCGCGCGTGGAGCCCTTCACCGCCTCGGCGAGGACCTCGCGCAGGGACATCTCGAACGAGATGGGCTACGCGAATACGCGCAGTGCCGCCTGGTGGAACATGCGCGAGATCCTGGACCCGTCGCGCGACTCGGTGATCGCGCTCCCGCCTGATGACCAGCTGACCGGGGACCTGACCGCGCCGCACTGGCGCGTCATGTCCGGCGGGAAGATCATGGTCGAGTCCAAGGACGACATCCGCAAGCGCATCGGCCGCTCGACCGACCGCGCGGACGCTGTCATTTCAGCATTCTTCGTCTCCGGCGTCTCCTGGCTCGACGCGTACGGGATCATCCGCTGCGAGTCCTGCGACCGCAGCTTCCTGCGCCAGGACCGCACCGCGTGCCCGCACTGCAAGGCCCCGGTCGAAGAGGCGGCGTAAAGCAGGTAGCGGCGGCGTCACGGGCCACTAGCCCCAATGGCGCCCGGCGCCCTAGCCCGTGATCGCGACCCTGGCTGCCCGGACCGCTGCTTCTTCTAGAATACCTGCCCTGAGGGGTGCCTGGTCGACAGCCCGGCACGCATCCGGGCTGCCTCTGAAGAGACGCGCCGTCTCCGCGAGTCCCCAGGCTGAGATCGCGAGCAGGGCTGCACATATGGCGATATAGACGACGGCGCGCTCCAGGCTGGCCATCTGGACATGCTACGCCCCCCTCATGCAACTACGGGCAGGTTCCGGCAGGCCCCGCCGCTCTGCTGAATGCCACGCGGAGATCAGGCGGTGACAGTCCATGCACAGGCTCCCCTCTGAAGGAGGCGCCATGCCATGGCGCAGGAACGAGCTGGCTATCCAGCTAGCCGCAGTGAACACGAAACTGGAGAAAATCATGGCAGCACAGGACGACATCAATGCGGGCCAGGCCGAGATCACCTCGATGCTCACCGACGTCACGGCCCAGATCGCGCAGCTCGGCACGGACTTCACCGGCATCCAGGCGGAGATCGCCAAGCTGTCGGCCGCCGGCGTGGACACCACGGGGCTGAACGCGGCCGTGGCGCAGGCGCAGGCGACGATGGCCGGCCTCGACCCGGCCGTGGCGCAGGTGACCTCTCTCCTGCCCGCCGCTCCCGCCGCCGGCCCGGCCGGGGCCTGACGAACCGCAGGACGCAGCGGGGCGCCCCGCTGCGTCCTGCGGCAC